CGCCGGGCTACCACTCTCAAATATCATATCTCAACTGTCATCTTTTTATCTATCTTTTCAGATAAAATTATAACACAAAACCAGATCACCTGCGTACCCTAATTACGATCCACTCGAAAGAATTGCAGTGTTCTCAAGAGCAGTAACTCTTGTCTGCAACGCTGTGAGCTGAGTAACAAGATTGTCAAGAGTAGCTTTATCTGTTGCGCTCATAAGACCAGCAGCAGAAGATGTTGCAACAGCATTTGGAATCTTTACCGTATGGTCAGCGAATACCGTCAAGTGGCCTGTTGCATTCACAGTTCCAGAAGGCACCTTAAATGTTCCACCCCAAGTTGGAGTCTGATTCGTGGTATCGCCTTTAGCAGCTGCTGTGACACCACTATTTGCGTGACTGATTGCTGTGCCATTTACTACGATCGGAGACGTACCAGATATGGAGTGTACAGCAGATGCGTCTTTTAGATTATATGTTTGCCCATCAAGAAGGGTGACCTTTCGAATATCTGCCATGTAAGGCCTCCTTCCTTAGACTTAAGAAACAGTAACTGCCTTCTGAGTACCCGTGAATGTAGGCTGAGAAACAGAACCATTCGGCGTGCCGGATGCACTAACATCTCCTTCATCACCAGTGAAGGTGGGCTGAGACACATTACCGGCAGGAGTGAACTTACCAGTAGACGTGGTGCTGGAACCTGTAAACTTCAACTCCGCCCCAGTGCCAGTAAATGACGGCTGACTAGAGGATGCGGACTTGATGCCAGTTGCGATTGTCTGTGAAGAGAACGAAGGAAGTGTTACAGCAGTCGGAGTATTTGCAGTGAAGCTGCCAGCCGACCAGCCAAGAATAAGCGTCTCGTTTTCAACAGTGGTTGTGAGTACCGGGAGCGTACAAGCAGCAGCAGACCCGGCAGTTACAGATCCGCCACCAGTCGCAGAAGATGCAACATACTTCGACACCGTATTCGGCGTAACAGTGATCGTAGGCGTGCTGACAGATCCTTCAGGCGTATAGTTTGCAGTACCCGTGCCCTTGCTGATCGTACCGGACGGAACACCTGTTACAGACACATTACCTTCAGTTCCAGTAAATGACGGTTTCGAAACAGTACCTTCAGGCGTGAACTTTCCAGTAAATGTGCTCGAACTTCCAGTAAAAGCGGGTTTAGAGACTGTTCCCTCAGGTGTATAGTTCCCCGTGGCTTCATCTTTATAAGCAAGATCGCCAAGATTACTTGCGTCGCCGAACTCATGCCACTTAGAATCTTTATCTGAGTAAATGAATTCCCCATTGCCATATATAGCGATGCCGCCATTAATTGCGCTGATCGACTTGCCATCAATAATGATAGTCTGTGTAGTTGCGCCATCAGTAAGAGGCGTGGTTGTTACGCCAAGGAATGATGTGCCACTTACAATCGCAGCCCGAGCGGTTTCATCTTTGAAGTCGTATGTTGTACCTGTAGGGAGTGTAATCCTTGCTAATTCAGGCATGATAAATATCCTCCTCTAGAGTCTTGTAAGTATTAGTGTTTCACCATTGACATCGTAATTGAGCTTATTGTCCCAGAAATCACGATCCTGCTGAGTAACATGGACTACAGCATCATTCTCGTGCTCCTGTAGTCTGCGAAGAAGCAAATATCTCGTATCATCTCCAACAAATGGCATATCGATAAGATAGGAATTGCCGTCACCGATCTTAATTCCTGGATATGTGACATCATTTCCCATGTCATCCTGAATCGTCATGTAGTCGGTGTAAATGCAGATCTCTCCAGCTTTAGGAAGATACTGGGGATTGCTATTCCATCCAGCCGTCGTATTCTCGCTGACAATCTGCAAGTCCTGAGTCGACATATTGCCTGACAGCGTGACTCCATTAATGGACGGCTTGTTTGTGAGGGCATTGTAGTCACTCACACCAATCACTTTCGGAAGTGAGATTGTACCTCTCATGCCTCCATTTTGAAGTTTGCCACTGATGGAACCAGAGTTCAACTTGCCAGAGACAACAATTTTAGAGTCAGCCATATTACAGGACCTCCTCAAGGACAAGGAAATCTGCTCTGGGAATGAAAGTGTCGACCCACCCGTCGGCTCTTGTCAATTCGATGTCATACTTATAGCGTCCACGTATAGGACCGGATTCAAGCTGCTTTGTGTCCTCGGACCGAATTCTCAGAATCATTGTTGAGATTGGAATGTCGATAACAAGAAGCGGCTCGCTATCCGTATAATTCTTTTTTAATGCAAATCTGACCGAATCACCTTCAGCGGGCTCATAGATGCTGCCATCGGAGTCTATGATCTGAACTTCAATAGCAGCATCGTCACCTCTTGTGATGGTGATCGTAGTTCCTTTTACGTCTACCATCGGCAATTCCTCACTTTCAATAGTAAACAGTCTTATCTTCTGTCTGCTCTGTTTCAGTAATTACTTCCGGCTTCTTTGCTGCGGCTGCATCAACCATTGCCTCACCAAAAATATAACTGAGAGCAGAGATAGCACTCGTCACTGCGCCAGCAATCTGAGTGATTTCAGAGCTATCAGCCCCAAAAGAAATCGCAAGACCGACAATCACGCCAACAACAGCAATGAGAAATTTGCGGGACAAGAACTTTTTAACATCAAACTTCATAGGTCGAATCCTCCTTTCATTTCAGATCGTCGTCCGTCCTACAGACTAAAATGTCTTCACCAATTCCTTCACCGGTCATATCTTCCTTGCCGAGAACCTCTTGGTCATAGTTTGGATTATAGCCCTGCTTGACCTTTTCTTTGTTGAGGTAAATATTAGGGATCACATAAGAAGGAATACCGCATGTCAGAGGAACGGCGAGATAAATATAAAAAGCGTCCATAGTAGCCATCTCAGGAGAAACAATGAGCCGAATAAACTCGTAAATTGCTCCGATAATGGCTCCAAACGCCCAAGCGATAAGCAAGAAAGTAATCAGTCGTTTCGAGTACTGCCTTGCCCAGAGTACAGTATCTTTCTTCATCCGAACACCACCAAGTTATTGACTTCTCTATCACCCCAGATAATCGGAGCCTTGCCGTTATACTTGTAGTAGTAAGACCCACCGCCATCTAAAGCAATGAGATCGTCAAATTCAAAGTCTTTGAGCTTCTCGTAAACCTCAGACTTTGCTACAAAGTTGGTAGTCTTCGAAGTACCGGTCACGATCCAGATAGAGCTGCCTTTAAGGCCAATGAAGTTGCGAGAGGTTGCGTAGAATGGAGATGTATCCCAACCCTGAGGAAGGACAAAGTTATTATAGCTCACATCCACTTTCTTGCGAATAACGGGAATGCCGGAGATTGCATACCGCGCTGTCTCAGGAACAGATTCGAGCTCATCAATGTAAGGCGTTCCGTTTGTTGGGAGAACAAGCGTCGAGACTTTCTTACCATGGAACTGGAGCGAGGCATTATCGTTCGTGTTATAGCGAAGCTTGATGCCTTTCACATAGTTCTTGAGATGGTTCTGCGCAACAGGCTTGACATCGGCAAGAGAAATATCACAGATAAGATTACCGACAGGGAGGGTGAAAGCAACACCGCTCTCTTTATACGGTGCCCAGAAGCCGGCATTAATGTAGGAATTAGCAGAGTACTTCTTCTTGCTCTTATCCCAATACTTGATCGAGAAGTCATTTGCTCTCACAAGTGTGTAGCCATTCATCTCGACATAAGTTGCCTCAGTAACGGTCTTCTTTTTCTTGATGCCGGCCAGCTCCTGACGCTTATCTTCTACCATGTCTACAAACCGAGCCCAGCCCATGTCAAGCGTTCGATGAGGACAGTATTTCGGAATGGTTGGGTAATCCTGATGCTTCGTGATCTTATCGATACCCCAGCCAAAATCGAGAAGAAGCTGAGCAGCGAGTTCTGCCGCATTCTGTTCTGCCTTGATAAATCTAGGGCCGCCAGACTTCGAGTAGCAGATCTCAATTGCAATTCCCTGTCTGTTGCCGACACCATCGGGACCATCGCCAGCATGCCAAGCATTACGCCAGAGATCAATTCCCTGTACGGCCATCTTGTCGTCAACAGCATAGTGGAACGATACCTCTCTCGTATTTGACTGCATGTACTTGATCTCATTCAGAGCGGATGCATCATTGGCCGTATTATGGATCACGATTCTTGTCGGATTCATCAGATACGGGCATTTGTAAGGTACTTTATCGCTCGGCATCGGCATTTTCTTAATTGTCAGAGACATATATTTGCCTCCTTTCTTGGAAAATATAATTAGGGCACGCAGGTGATTTGGTTCTGTAGTATAATTCATATAACGATCAGACCAATCAGAGGTGCCCTTCTGTCATCAAACATTTGGAGCAAGTGTATAGGTATTTCTGCCATAAGTGTAGTTCAGATCACCATTGCTATCAACCCAGATATATGCTCTATCCCCAAGATAGATTCTGTTGAGATAGTTATCCCTATCTCCAAGCCACCAAACGCCAGCTCCTCCCGGAATTAAGGTTCTATTAATGGCATCGATCACAAATGCTTCATCATCATTTGTAGAGTCCTTATCAATGAACCTGAACATCGTGGCAAAATAATTAATAAATATATCACCGAGAGTCGAATCACGTATCCCGTTATTCAAGTCCATATATGCCCCAGACGAATGGCTACTGTCGCCATACAAAATTCGATGGTCATTATACCAGAGCTCTTTAGTCTTTACTCTGTCGGCTTCTATTGTTCCGGTCTGTATATTTGCGCCATTAATGATGGTCTGCCCTTCAGACAGAAGGTCGTTAAATGTTACGTAGCCAGTCAGATCTATATTGGCGCTCTTGGCAGTGATACCATTTCCACTTAGTGTAATCTTACTTGTGGCAGACGTAATAACCTCTGTAACCTTATATGCATGGACTTTGAAATAGTCTCCGGAACCATCACTTGAAGAATCCTTGACATACTTGAAAGTGATGCGATGTGCACCAGAAGGGATCGTGTATTCAAGATCAACCACAGTACCACCGGTCTCGCTTTCAAATGAATGCTTTACGCCAGAGCTATCACGTGTTCTGGTAACAGTGAGGCTGACATCGAGATTGGACACAATGCCGTAGTCATAATTCGCTTCACCATGGCATTCACATCGGAGAATAACTTTCGTCTCCTCTTCGAAGTTAAACAACACCATGCCATAAGACAGAGAGTTAGCTACTCCGGCATTGGTGGATATCCAGTCTCTATTCTCATTCTTCTCAAACTGATATACTTTGGAATCATCTTCCGGTGTAAACTGCGCATTCACCAAACTTCCAGCATCCACATTCACTTCCTCAGTTGTTGTGTCCGTAGAAGCAGTCAGACTGATGCTCTGCATATCCTGCTTGATCTCCGTATAAGACTGACCAAGACCATTTACAGCATTATCCAGTACAGCAGTTGTTGTCGTATCATCCCCATTATCATAATAAACATGAGACCGAGTCCAAATATCATACCCTTCCTGCCAAGCCGGACAAGTCTCACTCCAACCAGTTGTAGGAGCCACAGCAGGGGTTGTATGAGCTTTAATTGCATACTCCGGCACAATCCTGCTCACGCCAACACCATCGTCTCCGTCTGTTCCATCCTCAACAAGCATTCTGATCTCACTCCACTCATATGCCGGAATTGTGTCAGTTGCTTCGACACTCACAGCAGTAGCCTGAATCACGTAACAAGGATTGCCATCCGTTGTGGGGATCTTCTGCTCCCAAGGAGTGAATGTACCACTCAAGGCTCCAGTTGCAAACGTATATGTCAGATCTCCGGACGGTTTATTCGTCGGTACAGAAGCAGACCTCTGATATAGGAACACTGTTGCCGAGTTATACCCGGATCTACCCGGATCACCGTCAGATCCGTTCTCAGCCATTTTGATTGGAGCAGACCAGTCAGTTGCAGCAATTGCATCGGAGCCAGTATTCGAGTAAGCCGTTGCTGCTGTAACATATAATGGATCGTCTCCGCTCGGAATAGACTCGCTCCAACCAGTCGGAACAGAATTCAAATGATGTGCATTCTGTCCAGTAAAGTAGTATGTCAGCGTGCCACTCCAGTCAATCGTCGTTACAGGGGTCTCCGAGCGTTTATAGAGACTGACAACAGCGGTATTATAACCATTATTGCCATTCTCGCCCTTCGCTCCCTGAATACAAGTGGCAGCGGACCAAGACCTATGAGGCGTTGCAACAGTATCATCCGCAAAAATCGTCAAAGTCTTCTGCCACATATACTTGCCGCTCTCCCACGCAGGAGCAGTTGTCGACCAGTTTGCAGAGTCTCCGGGTGCTTGTGTCTGCGAGTTACCGAGTGCGTAGTACACCTCGACTTTCTTCACAGCAACTTGAGTAAGACCGCCGATCTGAGAGGAGAGCTGCTGGTCACTTAAGACAAACCGCTGGAAGGCCGACTGTAGGGTCTCACCAGGCTCTGTGGGATCGCTCTCATTCTCAAGGATAAACGTACTCGCCTTGATGCGTACTGCATCCAGAAGGTCTGCTCGAAGCGTTCCAGTGGTGATTCTATCCGCAACAATGGAACCATCCATGGTCATAGCAAGCACAGGGGATGTGCTACCCATATTGGTGTTGTAGTACGCAAGGCCATTGACGTTCCATCTCCACCATCTTGTGGCCTGTGTCAAATCCTGCGTATCAGAAATATAAAGCTCTTCCGAACCATTCTGGCCATGGGTGATTGTGATATAGCCGTTCGAGATCAGATCCATAATCTCTGTCGCATTGTCTCTCGCTTCATCCAGCACACTCTGCTTCGTTGGCATCGCCTCAATGCGCTGCTTGACCTCAGAATTCACCTTGTTGTTCTCGGCTGTGAGACTTGTCTGGATCTTCGTCCCGAGCGTAAAGAGTGTATTCTCAGGCTGGTCAAGCGGAATGCTGAGCTTCATGACCGGAAAGACCTTGTTAAGTCCATGAGGCTGAGAGATGACCCGGATCTGATCACTGAGCTTCACACCCTCGATCTCCGGATTCATATAATGCAAGTCAACAGCCTTGACTTCAAGAATCATATTGTCAAACTGAAGATCTGAGAGATACTGCTGCGCTTTTCTCAGAAGATTAGCAGGCTGCGTAACTCTGTCAAAGTGCACGACCTTCTCGATCCATCCGTAACTTGCGACAGCTTCCTCATTTTGAACGTAGATGCTGCCGTCATTCACAGATGCAACTGTCGTATAAGCCTCAAGCGCAGAAATCGGACTCTCTTCCAGTCTCTCACCAAGCGGGACTACGACTGTTGCGTATTCCGTCATATCAAAGGACGCCGTATAGTCAAGCAGATTTGTTCCGAACTCGATGATCTGTGTGCTCGTGCTGAGTTTATCCGCGAGGTAATCAAGATACCGAACGCCATTCTCCTTGCGCACAACGAGATGACCACCGAGGCGATTAACAAGTTTGTCGTTGATACACTCAATGGTCTTTTCATAGTTCGTATAACGATAAAGAGAGTCGTTCGGGTCAGTGACAGTCACAGCACCAACTATAAATCTGCGCTCCTCAGAGACTTTTGAATTGTGGATCTGAATAAGCGTCTCGAGGAATCCTCTGACAGTCAGATCATGGTATTCTGCCGGCGGCTGTGTACTGTCATTCAAGTACGCGAGCTCACCTTCACATGTCAGTGTCCGATTCTTCCAGAAGTCGATAGACTCATCAATGACTCTACCCTCCCACATCTCCTCGCCATCTTTCATGACTGTGATGTAAGTCTTGAGCCGCTCGATGAGATTATAGCCGGCGTTGGTAACAGGAACGGTCATTTTGAATGATCCAGCCGCACTATCTGCAAGCTCAAGTGTAGGAGCAATCAAACGCAGGCTTTTATCATTCGATGTATCGTCATAAATGCAGGTACTACCCGCGTACACTGAATACATATTGTGTTTCTCCTTTGCTGATAGAATGTTTTCTTTATATCTAAGCCGGTCTCTGTCCTTCTCCCTGTAACCGGCACGTCGGAACACTGCATTTTTATTTCAGCTTTCGCCTCTCGTGTGCCTTCACGCTCACAGCAAGCCCCGATCCCCAAATGTTTTCTTACTTGTCTTTATTAAGCTCGTCGATTCTCTTATGAGCCTGTTTCGTGGACTCCTCGACACGAGCGAGTCTTGTGCTAATCTCTGCCATCTCGATCTTTAGTGCGCGAATCTCGGTCTTCAGATCGTCAATTCCAGCCTTGATATAGCCAATATCACTTGCAAGATAGCCGTTTTTCTCACCGACAGTCTGACGTGCAGCAAGACGACCGATAAAGAATGTTGCGACAGACACGGCAAGACCAATTAAACTGATGAGAAGTTTTTCATCCATTCGACTCACCTGCCCATTTATTCATATCATCAATGATTGCTTTGATGTGCTTGCGGTGAATCTCTT